TTTTTCTGGATCCATTTCTTGTTGAAACTCTTCAGATTCAGGATCCATACCTTGTTCAATAAGAGCTCCTTCAATCTTCATTCTAGCATCTGCCAAAAGTACTTCTTCAACAGCTACTCTTTTTTGCTCTAACATTTCATTAAATGAAAAGTCATCTACTGCTCTATAAGTAAGCTTAGTAGATCTCTTAGCAAATTCAGCTACCAGAACATTGATAACATTTGGAATAATTGGATAGAACTTTAATTCTAATGCAGACTGATCTTCTTTTGTAAGTACTTCTACAATATCTCTATACTCATTATTCTCTTCAATTATATAATCTGATTTATCAATAATACCTTTTGCAAGTTTATAATTCTTCATCAGCCTTCTAGCATTTCTACGGATTTGTTTTAATCCTTGCCATTCTAACCAATCAAGGTTCCAAGCTGCCCATTCTTCATTCTTATCTGTTTTAGATAAGAACTGAATAGGTTGGGTAATACTACCCATTTTATTTGTTTCAACTTTAGCTCCTTTTTTTAATTGTAATGCGTTATATATTTGCATAATAGTTTATTTAAAATTCTTAAATGGTGACTTTTTAAAAGACTTACCATTAACAATTGGTGTACTTCTTCCCATATTACGGAAAGGGCTGCTATTTAATTTATATAAATTTTCTGACTTTTGCAAGTTTTTTGATGCTTCATCCATAATTGTTTTTTTTAAATACCCTCTATTTGACTCTTGTATCTTCATAAAAGCCACTAAAGCTGCAAAAGATACTAGCCTATCCACATTGACTCCAAAGGCATATTCTCTCATTTCTTTGATTAACATGGGATCTGGAATCCTCTCTATACCATAGGTTGTTCTAACAACTGTGCCATCTGTTTTTAATTCCTGATCTAATTCTTCTTTAGTAAACTCTATAGCATAACTTAAAAGATGAGCTTTAAAAAGGGTGCCTGTATTTTTCCAACCATATTCTTGGAATACATTATTATTAGAACCTAAATCTTTTAAGAACATAATTTGATTTTTAGGTACTAGATATCTTTGTTTTCTTCTTTGAATCATATACTGAATAAACAATGATATGTTATTCTCCACTAGTGCCCAAGCATTATACCACTCAATAATAAGTTCAAGTTGATGATGTGTTTTATTTATATCATCATATCTACCACACCAAGCAGCTACTATTTTACCTTGTTCAATATATGTTTCTGTTTCTCCCTTTACAATATTTGTAACTTCAACAGGAGCTTTCATTACATATATAGAGCATAGTGATTCTGATGTAGTTGTTTTACCTTCAGACACAGGGTCAATAGAAGCATAATAGGTTCCAAAAGATGGATTTTCCACCGGTCTTTCCCAAACAACAACACAACCAGTTTTATCTTCTGTCTTTTTATTTATAGGAAATTCCATTATAGGCCTCTTATTACTTTTAGTAACACTAGGTTTGCCTTCAACATCAGTAGATATGTCTAAGAATTCATATCCATATTCTTTGTCTTCAATTCTTCTTTCTTGTGCAGCAAGTAAATGTGGAGGGAATACTGAAACTGTTCTGTAAGCAAAGGCTTCTTTAATATTTCTTGGATGCTGAGATATCCTTAACTGATAATCTTCTGGAGATAAGTCATCTTTCCATTGTTTAAATTGTTCTTCCAAAGCTTCTATTGCTTCTTGTACAAGTGAATTACCATACATATCAATATGTGGGGGCATAGACCATTGTTCAGGAATAAACAAACCTGACATACCTTCTGTACCCTTTTCATCAATTAGATTAGTTTGCACTGCATATATATCTTTAGATACAGGATTTAAGATCATATCTTTTAATGGATTACACTGAGATAAATCACCCACAGATCCTGCAGCAATAAACATCCCAGTAGTTAGCAATCCAGATCTCATAGCTGGTCTCATATACTCATATGTCTGATCCATCTTTGGAGCAATTCCTGCCTCCTCATGGAAGAAGTATTTTACTGGACCCCCTACACCATTTGTTGGATCTTTCTCAAATGACATACCTTGTATGGTTCCTTTAAGACCAACTTCTGTTTTTCTGTCTCCTTTTCTAACTTCAATCTTTTGCTGCCACATCATTACCTTGTCAGGTGACATAGGTCTATACCATGCAGTATGTTCATTTAAGAATGCAGCATATTCCTGTAAGAACTTCCAGGATCCTTTCTCATTGATATAATCTTTAAGACTGGCTCCCATTTTCAAAGTAACACCAGATTCAAACCATTGCTGATTTATAAACTTACCCATATGGTAGTAAGAAGATGCAATCTGACGTTTCTTTAATATGGCTGCATGTTTATAATTTAGTTCAGCAAGAAGTTCATAAAGTGCCAAATGATATTGAGCATCTCTAATTTTAGCAAAACCAAAGTTCTGTTCTTCTTTGTCAAAGATTGGTAGAAAGTTTAACCACATGTAGTACTCTCTACATACAAACCAAGTTATATCACCATCTTTAACTATTATACCTTTACGGCATTTGTCTTTTTGGTCATTCCAATAACTTATGTAGTCTTTTGATTTAAAGGGAGCTGCACAGTATATTTTATCTTTTTTAAATCTAGTTGACTCAGATATAAAAATTGTATTGGTAGTTTCATTGAAGTTGTACTCTCCAGGTTCTTTGAATACACTAAAGATGAACTTAGTGAAGTCCTCTCTGGATTCAAAACTTGTTGTTGTCCAGTTTCCATTTTCATAGGTTGGTATGTCTTGATAAATTTCACTCATAATTATTGGTCATATGCCATTCCAATTCCTCCACGCACTTTACTTGATTGTTCTTCTTGAAGATCTTTATATGCTCCTTTAAAGCTTTGTCTAATTGCTTCATAGTTTTTAGCTGCAGCAATTAAAGAATTAAAGTTACCATCCCTACCATGGGTTATAGGAGTATGTTCCATATATCTTCCTAATCTATCTAACATAGAGGCAATACCTTTATATGCTCTGGATGTAGGTGTTTCATACATTCTTTGACAGAACTGTAAAGCTTTAAATACTGTATCATCTTCTGTAGAAAATTCTGCTCCTATCTGTTCTATAATCATTTGTTCTTTATCCATATCTGGTGTAAAGAAAAAAGGATTTAAATCTGGATTTGGACAACACATATAAAACAAATACATATAAATTTTTAAATAATTATCAGGATATTCATCCATCACATCTTTAAGTGCCTTTAATGTATAGCAGTGTTCTGTTGGAATAACAACTCCATTTTGAACATCAAATAGTTTTGCAAACATTTTATTTTTTTTTAATTTTAATTTTGTTATCATTAAGATAATGAATAACTGAAATTACTTCATCTACAAGATATGGTATATGAATAGGGTTTACTTTTTTTACAAGAGGCTCTCCATTTTCATCTAACTTGCTTATGGGATACCCCCAACTGTCTTCTTTTTCAACTTCAAATGTAATGTGATGTATGAATATCTTTCCTGGTTTTAGTTTAGGATTATGCTTTAGTATAATATACATATAAATACTCAATTGTAAAGCATAATGATAAAAATGGCAATCATCTAAATTATCTAAAGGAGGTAGTAATTTATCAGATACTCCTTCCCAGTTTACATAGGATTCCATTTTAATTTCTTTATTAGTCTTGTAATCAATAATGTTTACATATCCATTAACTACTTCCACTAAATCTGATTGACCACAGATACCTGCAGACTTTAAATAAACCATATGTTCTGGATATATACCAGTGTCTAACTTTTGAGAAGGAGCTAATTTTTTACCATTATCTAATTCAGAAGGTTTAAAAACAGGAACGGTTATACCTTCTCTTTCAATTGAAGATAGAGAACATAAATCATCTTCTCTTTGATTATGATACCATGTACCAAGGGTTGTAGATCTATCTCCTTCATTATTCCATATCTGTTGAATAATGACTGGATCAATACCAAACCACTTAGAATTTTTATTCTTAGTAACCTTTTCTGCAGTTTTCTTTGCATCAAAAGGTTTTTTAAAATGGGATACAAGTGTAGTTACACTTATCCAATCAATGTTACTGTCATCAAGACTTTTATAACTATGATCATCTGCATTAAATATTATCATAACTTTTCTAATTGTTGTTCTTCATCTTCAGTAGCAATAGCATCCCATTTACCTAATGGACAATCTGAAGATAAAGATCTAGTTTTAAAATTAAGTGAACAACCACATTCATTACAGCAAGGAGCTGTACCTTTTACAGCACACTTCTTTCCTTTGCTTGAACATTCATCACATATAGAAAATCTTAGTCTAGCAATTTCTTCAACTGTCTCATCTCTTATAATTGAATTAGTTAGACCTTCAATTATCCCCTTTCTGTTCTGCCAAATTAGTTTTAAAGTATTTTTCATATTTTTTACTTTTAAATTCTTTCTTTTTTTGTTCTTCCAATTCTAACATACTTTGCATTTTTCTTAATAACTCTAACCTATCTTCAATTAATTTCTTGTTATAATAAGCTGTAAATGTAGATGTGTCATGTGTATTTAATGCTTTTTCATATTTTGGAATTGCACTGTTTACTCCGTTTGCTCTTATTACAAATTGGCCTAGTCCTTCAATGTTTATTCTTGGATGATTTAATTCACTTAAGTTTTGTCTTACATCTTTATAGTAAAATTCAATTAAATCATCAACAAGTGTTTTTGATACATTCAATTCTTCTGCAACATCATTAGTAAGTATCTTTGCTTTGTAAGGTATCATTTACTAAGAAATTTATAGTCAAGTAATATTGTTCCTTCTGTTTGAATTTTCATAGCTGGATTTACAGCAATGATTTTTTTATTCTCAGGATCCTTTACTACTAATAACTGTTTCTCACATTTATTAATACAATTTCTTACTGTTTGCTCAGACTTAAATATACCATGTTCTTCAGAAGCTTCATAACAAAAACCTGTTAATTCAATGGGACCAATTTGACTTAATAAGGCAAGACATTCTAGATCAGAATCACTCACTGTTATACGGTTAATATAACAGTGAGTTAGTATCTGATACTTTATAACATCCTCTCTGGACATCATAACTTTTTTCTGTACCTGATTAACTAAAGCCATCTTATTGCTTTTTTAATTTTCTAAGAGGAGTTTCTGGATTTATTCTTTCTACAGCTTCATTTTCTAATCCATCTGTTTCTTCTTCTTCAGGTGGTGCCATCATCATAGCATATTGAACTTGATACTGTGCTCTTTTAAATCTTACTTCATCAATGGTCATTAATGTAGTTTCATACTTTAATTGAGCTTCTAGATATGTTAAGGATTCAGTATAAAACTTTAACATCTCATCTTTCTTAGCATCTACTTCTTGTTGAGTAAATACTGTTTCTTCTTGTTGGTTTTCCATAATAAATAAATTATAATTTAGACAAATATACAATAAAAGTTTAAACTCAAATTGTTTAAACAAAAAAAATCCAGGCATACAAGGTACCTGGATTAGTATACTTTAAATAAGATTATCTGTTTTTAACAGTAAAATTAAATAATGTAAAAGAATAAAAGTTTCTAGATGGATCTAATTCAATTGAAAATAAATCTAATAAAGACACTCTAAGTCTTATAGTTACTGTTTTATAACTAGGCTTGTGGTTTTTCCAATTATTTCTAAATTTCATTGTGCAAGAGATTTTAACATGGTTATCATCTTTGGTTGTGGTGATATATCACTCTTATCTCTTCTATAGCTGTTGTGAGTATAAACTCCTGACACAGCTGATAAAGCATTCTTAGATACACTCCACATATCTGTTTCATTGTATTTAAGAGAGATACCATGGATCTTATTCCAGTATACTAACAATTGTCTCACAGATTCAATCTGTGCATCTGTATAGGCATGATAATAAGTATATCCTTTATAAGGCTTCTCTAATGTGCATACTTGATCAACCGGAACCACTCTATCAACATAGTTGTAGAACTTACCATCATTCTTTAAAGTCAACGGCCCCCAGTTACAAATCTCTATTCCAATTGCTAATGGATCTAGTGATCTATAAGGTAAAGCATTTGCACGGAATACATCTGGTTTAATACCTAAATGGTATGCCCATTTTTTAGATGAGAATGCTTGAGCAATCTCTCCATCAAATGTATCTTTAGATAAACCTTTACCAGATATAACTACACATGTAGCAATACGACCTCTGTCATCTGCATTCCACATTTTAATTGTACCAGGTGCAGAAGAGTTTCCTGCTGTATGGTGTAATACAATCTGTAGTTTTTTGGTCTCCTCATTTACATACTGTCCTTCTGAGAGAGGTACCTGTTTTATTTTAGTTAAGTCTAATACACTCATTTTTTATTAAATTTTCTTTTCACAGTATTTGCCATAAATGTACCCCATCTTTTGAGTATATTATTTTTAGCATCTACTACTACTTCAGTACCTTCTTTAGTTTTAGTAACTGTAACATCAAGTTTTTCACTATCTAGTTTAAACTCTTTTTTCTCTTCAGTCACATGTAAATCAACATCCACTTTAGGAGTATCAACTACTACATCAATTTTCTTGTCTTTCTTAACTGCTTTTACTCTTACTTTTTTAGTCTTGACTTCTATTTCAATGTCTTTG